GTTTGTTTTTATGTATTTTGTTTTATTAGGACGACTCGCGGTTGCGTAGTGTCCACATGGCTCAAGCGGAATACGTTGTGATCCGTAGAGTCGAGCCGGTCACCGTGGTTGCCTGGGTAGTGACATCGAACAACACGGTGGCCCCGCGTGCGGAGACGACAACCGTGAACTGGCCGGAAGCGGTAGTCCCGACGTTGGCGGCGGCGTTCGAAATGCCTGCAAGGCCGGTCGCGGCGCAACCGACGGTGGTGAACGTGGGAGCGAACGTTGTGAACAGTCCGGTCCCGAGGATGAAGTACGACACAAGGTAGTTGCCCACGCGATTAAAGGTCAATGTCGCGTCTGTCGCACTCGGCACTACGGCCAATCCTCCGACCACGGCGGGTGTGGCGCCGTACGGCACCGTCTCCGAGGTCGCTCCAGCTGATCCGATCGTGACGCTCCTGGCTTGCGCGGCAGGGAGCGACTGGACAACTGGCGTGATGAGCTCCACTTCGTACTGAACGTAGAGTTCACCGACGTTTGCCGATGCGGCAACAACGCCTGAGGTCGCAACAAAGAGGGTTCCCAAGTCATAGGTCTTCACATCCAAGTTTGCTGCGAGGGTACCCGCGCGCACATAGCGTCGCGAGCCAAGGGCCTCCACCATCGGGACAGGCATACTGAACTCCTGCCACACGGCGCTCTTCCCTTTGATGCCATATTCCAGCATCTCCTGCTTGTTCACAGGCACGGGGTCCGCTGCGTCCGGCGAGAACGCATACATGACTTTTCCCGCAATCGAGGCCTGTTGGTCGGTCTCAAAGCGGAAGGTCACGCGCTTGAAGCGGTACTCCTGGTAATTGATCGCTTGCTCAGCAAGCCAAGCGAAAAGTGTCGACAGCCCGGGTTGGAGGGGATAGGCGTCGGCGCGGAACGCCAACGAAGTCGCACTCGTAATGATGTCCTGGACGTACTCCTCGAACATAATGGAACGGTTGCCGTTAGACGACATACCGTTGCGTGCACGCGGTGGGTTGACGCGCACACGACTTTGGGCGAGGGGCGCAGCGGTCAGGTAGTTCTGGCCTGCCGCGATCTGCTTCTGGGGTTTCGTCTTACGCGCACGGGCGTTCGACTTGTCCCGCAGGGACTGCAATTTCCTCTCGTTCTTCGACTGGTTCATGTCTACTGATTTCTTGTTTTGTTGTTGTGGTTGTTCACTGTTGTAGTGAGAATTTCGATTCCCGGTAGCGACCCGGACAACCAACTGGCCAACAGCGATTTGCACGCTAAGCCACAAGGTAATTGTTTTGGGCACAACTACCAAAGCCCGGTGGTGCGCACGCACTCACTTGCCGTTTCCGGCCTCACCCTTGCCCTTGCCACCTTTCGCATCAAACAGCTCCTTGGCCTTGGCGGCACAAGCATTACATCTGAATGGTTCACCAGCCAGCATCTTCATTCGCTGGTTATTGGTGAGAAGGTTGGCAAAGAACACCTTCTTGCAATCACGGCAAGGTCCCGAGGGTAACGTCGTGTCCACGACCAGCGATCCGATCTTCGCTGCGTCGTTCACTGACTCGCGTAGCTCAGCCCGTTCCTCGTCGCTAAGATGCACCCTTGCCACCGTGGGAAAAGGCGCACCTGCGACAACCGCAACAGCGTCGGTCACCATCTCTGGAGGACAAACGACTTGCTTCTGGCGGAAGAAACGTGGGGGCGTGAACATGCGTTCGGGGTCAACGAGACAGTCGCCGATGAAACCTTGGACAAGATCCAGCATTATTTCAGGGCAGCGAGCACTCCAGAAGGCATCCATCCAGCCTAGGACATTCTCATTTGGAAATTGTACGTCGCTGGTCAACTCTGAAAAGAAGCCAGCTAAGTCCTTGTTGATCACCTTTGGCGCGCCGAGGAGCTCCATCACTACGGAAGCATAAGGCCCGACGACAGGCGTGTTTTTGTCCGAAAGGTACAGACCGATCATACGTTGTTGCAGCTTAACCGAAGGGGACTCAACTCCTCGGTTGCCGACGTGCAATTTTGAGCAAATACGAGGAACGTCGCAGGTTGACGATAGATCCCCGTTCCATACATATGGGCCGTAAAAGCGAGAGATGAAATTAACTCCCGGCTCAGGCGCTTTGCACTGCTCCACCTCAAGGACGAGACCAAGCTCTCGGCCAGTCTCAATCAGATGCTCAGTGCCTATGTACTTGCTCAAGCTATCGTCACCCATGTAAATGCCGAGCACCGACCGTGCCATCTCTGGATCACGGTAGTTTCCGCTGGGCATGCGCTCAGTTCGCGCGGCGACGTAGTCTTTGGCCATGTTGAATGCTGTGTTGCCGATTGTTGTGTCAGCAAAGCCCGATCCGCGACCACACAGCTGCTCATATGCCACGTTTCCAAAGATAACGGGGCAACAATGGCTGTACTTCAAGCCCTTCTCGAGCTCAATGTGTGTCGTTGGATGAAACACCCCATAGCAGATACCGCCTTCCCAGGCGCGTTCCACAGGGCATATCGTGCTGTCCCACTTATTTCCGTCGGCGAGCGTCACCCTCCCGCTCTCACACACCTTGGCGATGCGCGTAGCGATTGAGTGAGGCGTCATGCCTGGGGCATACCACCCCTCGCCGTCCACACCGAAGTGCTGAACGAATGCGCGATGGAGCGGTATCATGAAGCGAGACCAAAGCAACTTGTGTGCGGGTTCATCGGGGCTAATGATGCGAGGCGCAGCTACCTTCTGCGCGGGTTCCGCCTTCTCAAAAGCACGGATTGGCTCATCTTCACTAGGGAGGCCAGCGACCAGGCCGCCCTGGTCGATTATCCGTTGTTGCGTCGGCCGCGGTTGGCACTCGCGAACCTCGTCCTCAGTCACTGGGAAGAGTGTATGACGCCCGATGGTGGTGATGATATGTTCGCCGGCTTCGCGCAGCGCCATCTCCACAGCAAATTTGAGCTCAGTTATCGAACTCGCGAAAGCTTGGACCCTTGCGGCAACAGCGACCTTCCGGTTACCCAGTGTCTGTTGCGGCAAATAGCAGTCGGGTCCGACTGGCCCCATGAACGGCTCCAAGAGCGTGTCTGCGTTCTGATCATATGTTGTGACGTGCTGATATCGCACGACTGATTCGTCAACGCTATACACTGTCTCGAATGCGCCGGCATTCATAGTGCGGTGGTAGTTCGTCAATACGGCACACTCTACAGGCGGCAACTTCGTTATCGTCGCCGTGGTGGAAGCCTGGAGCTCGTTCTTTGACAAATTCGCCGTGTCGGCGAGGGCGTCATCCACGTCCGCTGGAACAGTTGCTGCACAATAGCTGTTCACACGGGCAGTGCTAATGACGAGCGGTTCATCCTCTCCGCCGAGTATTCTCAGGCGGGTCCAACCATTTTCAACAGGGCGCAGCTTCCTCAGCGGCCCGTTCAACCAGGGGTTCAAATCGAGCAGCGGAAACAGATAGCGTGCGGTAGGTGAAAAGAGAATGATCTGGTGATCAGCATCGACCCGCTTACGATCAATGTTGAATATGGTCTTCTCGAGATATAGCCCAGATTTGACGCGCCGGGTGGCCGTAACCATATCTCTGCCAGTGTCCCACAGTTCCTGAACATAGTGGGCACCACCCTTCACGTCGTAGACTAATTCGCTGTCCTCGTTGAACGTGTAAGAGTACTCCGTGGTGATCGAAGCGGCTTTGGAAGGAATGACGGTGTACAAAACCGTCGGTTGACCGTATGAGAGCACCTGGTTCATGTCGACGTAGTCCGATGTGTCGACTAACGCGATCAAGTGTCTCGATTGTGGCGCGAATGCGACTGCGCTACGGTGGGCATCCTTGTTCCAGACAACAGTTTCACAGCCCTCAAGGCCGTTGCGGTTATCCGATTTGGAACGCTGAACAATATATGGCACGAACCCCACGGTCGCCGCGAGCGAGCATATCGCGTTCGTGACGGAGGATCTTAAGGCAGCTTGCACAGGATGAGAATGGTTGACTACCGGCTTAGGAGCCCGAAGGGTCAGATCGTTGAACGCAGGGCGCAGGCGATCGGGGTGTACCGAAAGCGGCGCTTTGAATGGGTGCGTCAAGAGCGTTGACCAATAGTAGCCAATTGGGTTTCCAAACCCGATGAATGCCCGCACAGTGAAGACTGCGGCGATAATGGCAACGGACCCTGCTGCAAAAGCACACAGGAGCACGGCGTAGGTAACGACGTCGTGGGAGAACACGCACACAAAGCGGGTCGGGAACGGGTACGTCAAGGATGCCTGCAAGGAATCCAAGGTCGTCATCTTTGATCCTAGACTACCTATGCACCGAGGATGCCAAAAGGGTAGTTGCTCCGGGAAAAGAAGGCTGTACGTAACGGCGTACCTTGACCAGAACGCGGAGGCACAATGGCTTATCCATGCTTCAGTCTCGGCAACGACGACGTAGACAGCGTCCGTAACACCGACTTGCGTGGTGCGAACGAAAAGTAAAAAGTTGATAATGAAGAGTAACATTT